CCCCAGATAAACAATTAGCACGATCACCATTGCCGCACTAATAGTTAATATTGATATCATAACCTGAGTTACTATTATTCCCATCGGAGGCAAACATCCTCCCAATTCATAACTCAGGAATATGACAGTAAAGCCGTGTTGCACCCTGCTTTGATTGGATTATGAATCGTGATTGATTACCCTAAATTTTATTATGTACACCGGTATGTACACAAAACAACATAATGGCCCTCTGCTTAAAACTAAACTGTAGGTGACGACGATTCGTAAACATCCATGACGAGCACCATCACTTCTCTAGCAGTATTCTCCCCTTAGGCCTTCCCCTTCGATCGTCCTTCCGTCATGAGATTTATCCACTAAATAACCACCTTGCCATTTATTTTTATCGCGAGCTGGCGAGCTTGAACTCTACCAGATGCCAAGCTAAACCTCGGACGTCCGGTCAACTGACATGTATCCTTAAGGCGTGTTAATGCACATCATATTTGTCGGATTTGCCATCATCGTGCGATTCGAGATGGCTTTAGCTGCTTTATAATGCAGCTACGGTCTGCTAAGAGCGAAAAGCGGACATTTGAAAGTGATGATATGTAACAAACAGAGGCGTCGACTGATATCAGTGCGTATTAGTTAACAGTGAGCAGTTTAGACTGACTCAGCATCATAAAAAGGCCTCTGCCGCCTTACCGATACATTTCCTGAAGGATGTAGCCAGATGACGTTAAACACCCCTCTGGCTGCTGGATAATTGTCAGAAAGTTTCCCAGTTTGCTTCCGACACCCTGACTTGTGATTGAGGCTTTAACACGGGCGTGGCCACCTGAACCTTCGGCGTCACCAATCCGGCAGAAGGCACACGGAAAACGGCAACGGTTTTCTCAAGCTCGAGTGCCTGCTGTTCAAGACTGCTGGCCGCTGCGGATGACTCCTCAACCAGCGCAGCATTCTGCTGGGTTGTGGTATCCATCTCCGTCATGGCCTGCGCAATCTGAGTAATCCCGCGATTCTGTTCGTCCGACGCAGCGGCAATTTCGCCCATGATATCCCTCACCTGCGTCACGGACCTGACGATATCCTCCATCGTATTGCCGGCACGGTTAACCAGCTCGGTACCGTTACTTACCCGGCTCAGCGACTCACTTATCAGCGTCTCAATTTCTTTTGCAGCAAGCGAACTGCGCTGCGCAAGGTTGCGGACTTCACCGGCAACCACGGCGAATCCACGCCCCTGCTCGCCAGCCCGGGCCGCCTCGACCGCGGCGTTAAGCGCAAGAATGTTCGTCTGGAAAGCGATACCGTTAATGACGGAGATGATTTCGCCGATTTTACCTGAACTCTGACTTATTCCACCCATTGTGCTAATCACGTCACTGATGATATCCCCGCCACGGCTGGCATTGTGTGATGCGTCGGTGGCCAGCTGGCTGGCGTGATGCGCGTTCTCCGCATTCTGCTTAACAGTAGATGTCAGTTCTTCCATGCTGGCAGCAGTCTCAACCACGGCAGCCGACTGCTGTTCTGTACGTGAGGACAGATCGGTGTTACCGGCCGCAATTTCAGAGGAGGCACGGGCGACGTTATTCACGCCGTCCCTGACCCGGGAAATGATGTCACGCAGGCTCTGGTTCATGGTTCCCACGGCAGTCATCAGCTCGCCAAGCTCATCGGTGCGGGAGCTGGTGATTTCTGACGTCAGGTCACCTTCAGCAATACGCTTTGCAGACGAAAGCGTTTCCCTCAGAGGAACGGTGATGCTCCGCGTCATTCGCCATGCAATAATTAGGCTGAGAATGATACAGGCGAGGGTTGCCAAACCAATCTGCCAGAGTGCGGTGTGGATATACTTCTGAGCCATTTCTGACTGAAAGAACGCGAGCCCTGTGATGGCGCTATTCAGTTTGCCTGCCGCTGCGGTCATTTCCTCTGAGGCCAGGCTTTCAGCCCGCACCGAAAGGAGATAATTATTTAACAGGGCGGAACCCGATAACGTTTTCTGGTCCACTTCCGCCAGTATTGCAGCGAGCGCATTGTCAGAATCGCCTTTGAGCTGGTTAACAAGCGGAGAAATCGTGTCCCTGATCCCAGTAAATTTATCCAGCGCGACAGACTCTGGCTTTCTGATAAAGGCCTGGATATAAAACGCTGCCTGCTCTGTTTTGAAACTGAGAGAAAGCAGGGGCGCAGCAATCCCTGCGGGGAGAGAAGCCTGACTGGAAGCCAGTTTTTCAGCCAGTGAGGCCAGATCCATCGTGTTTATCTGACTCAACGCGAGTGCAGCCCTGTCACTGCTCTCAAGAAAGGCCCGACGTTTTTCCTGATACTGCGTCAGAACCACGCCCAGGAGAGAAAGCCTCTCACTTCCTTCGGCTGACCACGAGTACTTATCGAGGCTGGTTCGTAAAGCAAACAGCTGATTCATCGCCTCGCCGTTAATGTCGATAAACTTTTTATCCCGGGTGTACTGAAAAAGCGTGCGGTTAAGCCTGGCTTTTGCCAGCGTGTCCAGCATCTGAACGGTAACATCTCGTTTGGCTGAGTTTTCCTGAATACTTAAAAAACAGCGAAACGCCAGCGCTGATATGATAACAGAGGCCAGTATGACCAGCGTGAACCCTAACCCCAGCTTGCCGCCTATTTTTAAATTCGTTACTTTTTTTATAATAATCATTTGAATACCCCCGGTGTGAATAATACCCTGCCCCTGATATTTTCTCAGAGTTCAATACTGTATCGGTCAAAAATACGCATTGTTTATGCCCGCATTGAAAATCTTTGAAAAAATAAATTATTTATTGACCTGAGTCGTTAAAGTCCTACTTTCAGCTCATGCCTGACATTTAAGGAGTTGATAATCTTTACAGTTATCGTTTGGTATCTAACTTATTTTTTAGCGAAACGCTGATTTTTAGATTAAGTGAATATGCTTTGTGACCTGAGTCTGCTGACATTTACTCCAGTAACTTAAGAGGTGTAAACCAGTTGATCCGGATGAAAAAAGAATCAGGCTTGTATTCATCATGTTCACCAACGGTATGAATCAGCAAAGCCATGAACAAGCGATTGAAATATATAACTAAATGACATAAGACTTATAACTAACCCCCATCCTCAGTCACCGCACAGGCTGAACAACTGTGAATGTCTCTTATCACAAGTTAAGCACGATACCCCCCCTTTTTTAACGACATAAGCCTTTTATTGCGATAGTTAAAAACGCCGGATTTACCTTAAAGCTTAGGGGCTTAATGACGATAAACTATTACAGGCAGGCCTGCAGCAGGAACCCTGATAAAAATCAGCTAAACAGACTCATCAATACGGCGCTTCATGGCTATTTTTTTAAAAGGATAATTCCTTTATTTCCTAAAGAGAAAGTTTATAAGCTAGTTTCATAGCATTTTGCGAAAGGCATACTGCAAATATAAAGAGGTTGTTACGCTTAAGCTCTCAATTTGAACAGATTTCTGAAGGTTGTTAGACATACATTTTTCCAGAACCACCAGGGTGAGCACTGATATTACTAAATTTAACTTGCGGAGATGACTATGTCACTACGAGATGAAAACAGAGGGCACGTCATTATTAGCGAAGCCGCACTGCATCTGGCTCTGGCTGAAAAGGAAATAAACGTTAATGCCCTTTTGAATGAACTGGGACTCATGGCAACAGACAATTGCCACGACGATCGCCTGAGCAAAATCTGTACAGCTAGGGCATGGCTGAGAGAATTTATTACTCCGGGACTTGCGGAACAGCGTGCACTTTACCTGCAGATCCTTACAGGTCTGAATGAATAAAAGAGCCGTTAAATAAGGCTAAATCCGGCTCTGGTACAATGACATCTTGCAGAAATAACCACATCAGACTCAGACGGGTTTATACCGATACGGTATAAAAATGTAATACTGTTGACCTGCTTTCGCCGTTTAGATCATTCCGGTTTTAACAATGTCCGCTTCTGGCACAAAGCGGACATTGAGAGCTTTTTTTATGATAGAAACTTCAACGGAATACTCCGCTCGCGGGCGCTTTTTAAGCATTCCGCAGCACTGATAGCGCAATGCTCGCAGCTAGGCCATCATGCTGCTCTGAGAGCACCACAATTTTTCTGGCGATGGCATACGGCGTCTTTTGATCCCCCTGCTTTAACTGATTGCCAGGCATCCTTCCCCATTGCCATGCATGCTGTCTGACACACCTGCTCCTCAAATTCCCTTTTTATGCTTCAGCTCTTGCCTAAAGGAAGCAGAATCTAAACCATTCTGCTGAACCGAAAATTCAGTGGTCTTGATTATGGAACACGCCTTCCAGATTCCCGCTGGCTTTCCTGTGAAGAGCCTGGACGTTAGTCCAGCTACGAACAAAGCTGCCGTCGCTTCACATAAAATCCATTCTACGACATCCCACGATGAACTGTATTACTACCCTTAACTCACTTTTTGCATGCTCCGCAATTAACCCGGCAGCTCCGGAAAAATCAAATGTAACAGACTGAAAAGACATACTTAATTTTCACTTTTCTGAATTGTACCTGACTGAAAATGGCCTCCTCTAAACGGTTGTGCATGCCGAATCATGCATCCCACTTTTAAGCAGGAGTTCAGATGTTATTCAGAAAAGCGTCCATGGCTTTGCTGGCCACCACAATTTTGTGTACCAATGCGATGGCTGAGGATACGGATGTAAGGCCTACCATGTCTTTTGGTTACCAGCGTGGCCATATTAAAGATTTTGGTGAAATTCAGGGCGGAAACTTCAGGTTTCAGTATGAGACATCATCACCGTGGGGTTTCATGGGATCTGTATCGGTGATGAAGAAGAACTGGCAGGATGCTGATACTGAGTGCAGAAGGAGTAATGCACAATGCAAAGAGGATTATAATGCAAAACATCGGTTAGACAGACAGGCAGAATATTACTCTGCTCTGATCGGCCCGACCTATCGCTTCTCAGAGAAACTCAGCGTCTTTGCCTTAGGGGGGATTTCGCATACGAAAGTAGATAATCCATTAATCTTAGATGATCGCAACAACTCTCAGATGAAAAATGGTTCCACTTCATCCAACCAGTTTGCATACAGCACAGGGCTGACATTTGATGCAACCGAAAATCTGGCATTAACTGTGGGCTTTGAAGGATCTCAGGCCGCATTTGCATCAAAAAAACATAAGATGACCAGTGTCTTCGTCAATGCGGGATATCGCTTTTAAGTATTAATTCAGTGGCTCGTTCCGGACGAGCCACTTTCAACTCTTGCCTGGTACTGCTGGCCAGTCTATTTTTTTCATTACACTTGCATTCAGCCTGTATACTTCAGCTAAATGTTTTTTCCAGGCGTCGAGTTTCTGTTTCTCTTCTTCATTTAGTCCGTATACATCCTGCACTACCGCCAGCATGCGTATTTCGGTATCGGCCTTTTCCAGCAACGCATTCTTTATTGCCTGATTATCCTCAATGGTGCTGTATTCCTGTTCAGGGATATCCGTCCAGACGGGCATTCCTTCCTTGCCAGACCCACGCTGTTTCCCTTCTGGGGGGGTACCGGTAAACTGTTGCCAGACTTCATCAGAAACAGGAATAATATCCTCCTGCCAGATACCGTTTCCTCTGTAAGCGGCCTCCTCATCCAGAAAATAAAAGGCATTACTTTTTGCACTGAAACCCATCTGCATAATCAATACCCCATAGCCAGCCAGTAGAATGCGGGTTCACCATTGCCGGCGTGCAGGGTAAAGTTTAATTGATTAACATCTGATATAAATGAATTGTCTTTACTCATTTTATGTCTGCCACATTGCGTAATTAATACGAGGGAACAGTAGTTGGGAAAAGCTGCCGGGTAATTAATTTCGCCTTTGCTTGTTTCATGCAGTCCTCCCTGAATAACGAGCTTACTGACCGGATCTTTCCAGATGAAAGGGAAGCCTTTTGTCTTATGAACAAATGATGCTGAACGGCCTGCCAGCCATGAATGCAGACTTCCGCCGCTCCATGCTTCTCCAGCAATATCGCCTTTAGTAGTGACTTCTGCTTTCCCAATCTTCAATGGCATGTCGGTGCTCAGTGAGCCTTCAACGTTTAACGGACCTTTTACTTCCCCGCCGCTTACGGGAATATAGCGGCGATCAAGCTCACCCCAGTCAATATGCTGCTGGTTATTACACAGGACCCAGGCATTCAGGGTCGCATTCCACTCAACTTCATTTTGCTGGCAGCTGCTGAGGGTACCCTTCCTGAGCTCTCTGGCGTCATCGTCTAAGACCGGACAGGCCGGGAAATCACCGACACGGAGTTTGCAAGCCCCAGCATTAGTCGCCTGTGTGCGAAAGAACAGACGCATGCCATCGGTGAGCTTTGTAACGGGTGGCTGGCAGATCAGATGAAAGTTATCATCCTCGCTTTTAACTTTGCCGCTGTTAAGACGTCCCTGCTGCACAGCAGCAATGATGCCATCCTCAGGAAGAAAAGGCGCATGCTCAGCCATATGTATCGCTGAAGCATCAATGGATATTGCGCCGTTATCTACGGTAATTACCCATGCTGCCGTATAACCGGGATCCGATGTCGGGGATATCTGTTCACCTTTTCGGGCGGCCATACCCGCTTTTAATGAGACATGACAGCCACCGGATCTTACCGTGTTTTGTGGTGCGCCGCTGTTATCTGGTCCGCTGAAAGCGATCGCCGGATCAGCAGCATTGTAATATGGCAGCACAGCGGGCCCCGTGTCGGTGTCGGCATAAGCCACCTGGATGAGGTAGTTGATGCTGTGACCCTGCATGGCGGGTGCATCAAGCCTGAAAAGGCAGGGTGCCAGACTCAGACCCTGCTTCAGAATAGTATTGATGTTATCGGCAGCCAGTGACGAGTAAGGCGTGCCATCAATATGCTGCAGGGAATAAATCTGCCCCTCCCCGACCTGAACAGTCATGGAAGCCGGTGCGGAAGGCTTACATACCAGACCACATAGCCAGGTACTCTCACCCAGAAAGGCTGACGCCAGTTTCGCCAGCCCTGTCATGGCGAATTTATTGGTATTAAGCAGGTCGGTTTCGAGCGGAATAGCGCCCGGATAAACAATCTGACGATCCATAAAGTTACCCATTAAAAAAGGCCACCTTCAGGGTGGCTATCGCGTGATTGTTAACGAAGGAAGTAAGGTTAATGAATTCTCACCCAGACCAGTGTGCCTTCCGGTTTGACGGCTTCGATCGCAGCATAAATCTGTGCATCCGTAACACTGCCCGTAACCATTCCCCGGGAGACATATTGCGCGCGCGAAGCACTGCCATAGCCCGCTGTTGAAATTCCGTAGCCTGCCACCCGGGGGATGCCCTGACCGCGCGGACGACTGACGTCCACAAATGCCTGGTAAGGCAGATAACGTGATCCATATCCACCCGCAGCACCATAACCGATTGCCGGCCCGCCATACGCGCCTGTATCTGCAGGGCGTGACGGCTCGAACACGACTGGTGTGTTCCCGGTCAGCATCTCAATAATGTTGGTAACGGCCTGACGCGTACCCCGCTCGCGAAGCAGATTCATTTTTATCTGGATCCGGAAGGGGTCATCAGACATACCTGCACGTCTGGTAAGGCTAGTGCCAAAGAAGTCATAGGCTGCAACGTCCAGCCAGCCATCGCTCGCCGTGGAGATGCGAGTCTGCTTACGTGCGTAGCGATATAGGGTGTCGCACCAGGATAACGCTGTGGCACAGGCTGAAAGCACACCTTCGAAAATCGGTGTGTCATCACTGAACCAGCCTGGCGGCAGCAGCGCATGAAACCGGTTGAGAAAGTCGTTCCTGTCACCTTTAGCCATTCAGCTCACCGTAATCTGACCTTTGCGAATAACCTGTTTTGACGAGGCCGCAAGGTCAGCTTTACCGTCATTGAGGGTAAGGTATGTCACGTTCGTGACCAGTGGACTGGCCGCATAGGCCACTCTGATGATCCGGGTGTAGGCCAGAAGCTGTCCGGGATGAAGGTCTGCAATGTATTGCGATACGGCCGCCTCAATCAGACCGGCCACCTTAGAGTGATCTGCTTCATTATCTGTCGTAAATGAAAGTATGACCTTTGCATAGATGACCACCGGCCTGAAAACCCCAAAGGTGATGGTAAATCCGCGCACAGCGTCAATAGCCCTGTATGCACGATCAAGCAATTCGCGTGGCGGCATACCGCTGCCATCATCAATAACGGCATAAAAATAGCCCGGCTGTGGTCTACCGTCCCAGGAGACATTCTCGGTCAGGGTATAGCTGACGCCGCGCTGAACATTGCTGAGCGCAAACGCAATCGCCGCTCTTGTGGCTTTTGATAATGAAGCGATCCACATTCTGAATCGCGCGCGGAAATCGTCGTCAGATTCAGCGTCCTGACCGCCCACAAACGCCGCTGGGTTAGTCACCTTATCGACATATAACACAGAACCCGTAATAAGGGTGACGGTACCCGGCTGCGCATTACCTGCAGCGCCTGCGGTATCTGCCCTCACCGGTACCTCCAGGGAAATGACACCCGCTGCGATGATATAGCCCGACTGTCCGGGCCGGTCGGCAATAACCGTGTAGCTCTGTGTGCAATCGAGGGTGGTTATCTTTGTCCCGACCGGGATAAGGGCCTTGCTCGCGGGTGTAAGACGGGAGAACGTCACGTTACCGGCAGCCTGTACAGCAGAGCGACGGAAAAAACCAAAGTCTGCCATCCAGCTGTCCAGGTCTTCGCCGGAGCATGTCGCCGCGCGGGTTGTCACCAGCAGCTTTACAATCAGCTGCTGGAGCCACATGACCACACCGGCATTGGATTCAGCCAGTGAACGCAGAATGCTCCCGATGGAAAAATCCACCAGCTTTGCTGCCCGAGCCTGTATCGCTGTGACCTGTTCGCCGACGAGTTCAGTGAAGGATTTGACGTTGAGCGATGACATCCGCTTACCTCGCGACATCGAAGTGGAGAGTTTCTGGCGTGCCGGTCAGGGCATCGGTGTAGACAATGGATACGCTGACGCCCCCTTCTATCAGGACCAGTTTCACAACTGGCGGTGGATAGTGCGCGACGGCCTCTTCAAGCAGCATCTGGCCGCTGATGAGCGACTTCCACTCGCCCGGCTGTACAGCTTCACCGACTTTTTTACCCAGCCCGGCACCGTATTCAGGATGAAACAGATAATCACCGGGGTTGGTCAGCAGTCGTCGCAGAATACGTTGCTTCGTGCGAACGCTGCCCAGAGCCGTGCGCAGATCGCCCGTAGAGGAGGGCGCAAGATCTCCTCCGGTAAAATGATAAAGGTCGTGCATAGGTTACCGTTGCAGAGTGGCTTTGATTTGCTGTTCTGGCGGGGCTGTAAAGTTGCCCTGACCTTTCTCGAGATGTGTGTGACCGCTATAAACGGTACGAATATGATGAACCGTGCCATAGCGACCATTGTTGTCGCTGATCTCTTTACCGACCGTCAGATTTTCATCTATCCGGACGTCGCCACCAGTAAAGTGATGTGCTGGTGCGTCATAAATGAGTTTTTCCTTCGCACTCAGCAGGACGTCCCCGCTGTTGAGAAACTTTAAAAGCGATCCGCCCTGATGCACCAGCCAGAATTCACCGGAAGGGGGACCCGGGCAGCGGTCTTCATCGTTATAAAACTGCCCTGCCGCCATACCAACCCCGGCCAGGCTGGAATCAAACTCAACCTCAGCTACGGCACCAATCATCGGCCCTGCCGCAAGCCCCCAGCCGTTTCCTGCCCAGGGAGTGCTGAGGGGGATCCAGCCGGTTTCCTCACATGTCGGCTGCAGCAGTACCTTCACTGTGTAGTTATCCGGGTCATAAGCCGTGATAATGCCCTGACGTGTGCCACTCTTACCCGCATTGCTCTGGCGCGATGTCGCCGCCATGATATTCAGCAGCGCCCTCACCGCTCAACACCCGGCGCCGTGCTGTAGTTCTTACCCGACATCTGCATGGTGTAGCCTGTTTCCCAGCTCAGCGTACGTCGCACCCGATCACAATGGTAAATCTGGTCGAACGGGCTTTGTGTACCCTCAATACGTACATGCATGTAAGGCATGAGCAGGTTGTCACCTGCCGTTGATCCGCTGACGTTCATCTCGTGCTGTATCACCTGCCGGTAGATGGACTGTGCCAGCGCATGGGCTGCTTCAGGCGTTAATCCGTTACGTATGACACGATAAATCTGAGTGTCAGATGAGGCGCTTCCGGGAACTGTTCGCTTACCAGGGTTTGGGTAAGAGGCACTGAACTGTTTATTCTTGCACTTTGCATTCCAGCTGAGCACCTCAACCGACACTCCCCTGGCAATTGTCAGCGCACGTGAAAATGTCAGGTCATCGGAGACATGGCAGCGGGGATACGCCTGCTCACCGGGAGGCTGCCAGCGGATAACATAATCGTCATCACCGGCAGGGTCGCGTCGGGGTTGGAAATGCAGGCTGTCACCTTCCACATAAACCGAAAAGTTTTCGATGCCCGCCAGGCTGGTTATCAGGTCCCATTCCGTCTGTTCGCCTGTCAGGTGTGTCGAATCGATCTGATAGTATTCACCGACGCGCTGTGTCGTCGCCGTCACAACCGGTGTCAGGCCGTGACGCTGCGCCAGCGTGGTGACTATCTGTGAACTGGTGAGATTTTTAAAGCTTTCACCCGGTGTCTTCGCATCAATCAGCTTTGCGGTGAAATCGCGCCCTTCTGCTGAAATCTCAAAGCGTGCCGGTTCGTAATGCCAGGTATCAATGCTGCCTGTGATGTGTCTTTTCTCGTTAACACCGGTCTGGGTTACTATCGAAATGAACAGTTCTGTCCTGATCGTGGTCTGAACCGCCCACCAGTTAAGCAGTTGCATGTCCGGCGGCAGCGCTGAAATCGCCAGCGTGAGCTCAAACGTCCCTGCACCACGAAAGGCATTGTTGTCAACGCTGAATGATACAAATGGCACGTCTGTGCCATTTAAAACACAACGCCCGCTGACTTGGCGGGTGCCCGATTCGGTAATGGGGTTGCTGACGTTCATCGCTAACTCGCCGGGCTGGTGGGTATTTTCAGCGTGTGAATGCCGCTCAGCTGCGGATCGGCCAGGTCATTGGCATCGGCAATACTGGTCCATAAAGAGGCGTCCCCATACTGCTCTGATGCCACCTTATACATATTGCCACCGGACAACGTTACCGCTCTGACGCCATTGGCGGCCTGACCTGAATTTACATTTTTGTTAAGCCTGCCCAGCACATTCTGAAGATGATACAGGGCCGGAATGCGGGTCGCGTGGTCTGACTGAAGAAGCAGGTTACTGACGGTTTTTGATATGGGATTGCCGGGTACCAGTCCACCCAGCGAGGTAATCTCCAGTGCCGCAGCCTCGAGCAGTGCCAGCTCATGCTGAATGATGTTCCGGGCTGCAATCAGGGGTCTGACAACGGACTGAATCTGCGCAACAGTAGCATGCGCAAAGTCCGTTACCTTCTTAACCGCCTGATGCAGATTTCTGATTGCCTGCGTAACGGCATCAACGTTGATGATACTGGCAAGGCCCAGCGCGCGGCCCAGGTCGCTGTCAATCAGCTCCCGCAGCGCCCCGGTCAGGGCATCCACTTTCGCTGGCGAGCCCTCATTGCGGACAACCGCGACCTCAATGGAATAGGGGCGGCGCCAGACATATTCGTAGACCGGACTGAACGCGGTGATGACCACCGTGAAACGATAGTCATCGAGCGTCAACAGAACCGGGTGCCCGGCATCCCGCATGCGTTCAAGCGCGCTCACCCGCTCACCCGCCTGCGAGCCCGTGATGATGCCAGACCAGGTCAGTGGCTCATACTCCGTGCCCAGCACATCAATAATGCGGTGGCCGCCAATCAGCTGATGCTGGACGGTTTTCTGCCTGCCGTGAATGACAACCTGTTCGGGGACTTCAAACTCCATGAATTCGAAGTCGCCTAACATCAGGCGGGTCACAGTCGGATCAATGCCCGGCGCAAACTGCGAAAGAGAATTCAGAAGGGACATACTGCGAGTGCCTGTTTCAGATATGACTGACAATGAAAATAGGAGCCGCCATCTGTCGGGAGGCATGCGAATTTACAGGGCCTGACCGTTCAGGCTGCCTGCAAAAGATGTCCGGACATCAAATATGGTGCAAAAAAAGCTCCTACCCAGACGTTATTCAGTCCGGATTTTATTCTGCTGCAGGTCAGCCAGATGATGACTGTTATTTATTTCGGCCAGTGCGATGTTGACGGCCTCTTCCAGCGAGTCATAAGTAACCTCGCCAGGCAGCACCCTGTCCCCGATGATGGTTGTCGGCGTACCTGTGTAATGAAGCCGTCTCATTAACGCCTTATTCACTTCGATAATGTTCTGTGTATCAAGCGGATAAGTTGTGACTTTCATTCCGGCAGCATGCAGGGCTGAATAAATACGCAGGTCGTCACCCATACCGCTGTCTGACATCAACGCATGGTGAAAAGCATGGAATTTTTCAGGTTCTTCGATCCAGACGGCAAGCGCCATGCGCGTAACAGCGGTTGACGCTTCCGGACCGTATGAAATCAGTTTGTAGATGATCGCAATCTGAGGATAGGCCTTTAAAAGCTTTTCCAGATTACTGTCCAGTCGTTTGCAATGAATACAGTCGTAGTTCACGAAACTGACAATTTTCAGTACAGGTTGCTCAGCACCGACGACAGGAGAGAGCGGATCGTTCAGCAGTTTATTTCGCATGAGTGCATCTGTCTGCGATGGACGCTGCGGCTGTTCTGCAGTAATGCCAGTGTTTGCCTGATGATGCGCCACCCCGGCAGTTGCCTGCCCTGCGCCCATGAGCATCAGCAATAAAACGAATTCATTAAGCATTATCCTGCTCCACAGATAATCTCACAGTTGCCGTAACGGAACGCAGTGACTGCGATTTTCGAAAAGCCTTAAACAGTGAAATCAGCATGGCCAAAGCGGCGTTCAGAATTCTGAATACCGGCAGCTGTGAAAGCAGTTGAGGAAGAAGAGGCAGATAAGGCCTGCCCGCAGGAGTGTGAATTAAACCAGGCTGTCATCAGGGCAGAGAGAGGCTGCCAGCCTGACCGGGATACACCATCAGCATGGATGGATCGAAGGTGCTGGTGGATGACGGTGCTCTGGCTGCCTGCTTACTGATGCCACTCATGACAGTGGCCACCAGTACCTGTCGACCTTCATGCGTCATCAGCAGATTTACGGGCTGCCCGTTATTAACGCCAGAAACTGGCGGTATCGGGGGATACCTGCCGGTTTTACGAAACGCCTGCTCACGAAGATGCTGTCTGTCGAAGTCCGCCTGGGCAGGCATCCAGGGTTTATAGGCAACGCCGTGGTCAAGCGCATTCTGACGTGCCAGTCTGCCACGCTCTGCCATTTCCCGGCTCTGCGATACCGTGCTGCCAGGATACAGGGCGGCAAGCGTTACGGCAGAGATTATGCCCGGCAGACCGGTCAGCGCGGCGGTGAGTCCTGTCAGACCAGTAGTGGCGCTTCTGCCAATAAGCAGGTCAATGCCCCAGCCCGCCAGTTTAAGTGGTGTCAGCAGTGCGCCCGCAGCATGTCTGATGAGCCAGAATCCGCCACTGATGCCTGCAAGGCCGGTCACGGCCAGCGCCGCCTGCCCCGCAAACTTCGCCATCTCAGGATGCCGGTGCGCAATGTCTGCCATCTGCTGAAGAGAGTGCGTGAGCATGTCTAGACCCTGTGTGAAGGTGTCCAGCAGGCCGCCATCTTTCCCCATCACCCGCTGCAGGTCCTGCCATTTCTTGTGAAAGTCGATCGCTTTGCCGTTGTAAGTGCTGCCGACCGCACTATAGGCATCATTCAGGCCGCGCGCGACTCCGTAGGCATCAATGCGGTGATGAATGGTCTCAAGCTGTTTGTCGATGAGACTGAACATCTTGCCGCCGGTACGCCCGAATATCAGGGCGTTCTCACGCTGCTTCTGTTCTTCGGTGTAATGGTGCCTGCGGTAGAGTGGCAGGATGACGTTTTCATAGTATTCGACAGGCGACTGGCTGAAGAGCTGCGCGTTTATAAGTGGATTGCCCCGGAAACGCTTCACGCCGCCCAGGCTGTTTAGCTCTATCTTGCTGGCATCCCAGATGCCCATCGTCATCAGGTCGTGGGTGACCTGATTAGGCAGCTTCACAATCCCGTTTAACCGGTTGTAAGCAGTCATCAACGCATCACCCGCTGAACTGCCCTTCAATTCACCGATAATCGGCTCCAGCTCAGCAAACAGGGCTTTATTGCTCAGGTTAAAGGCCGAGGTGCCCGCTTTGGCCGTAAACTGACGGTACTGGGTGAAATCGACATTGCCGCCTGAAGACTGAATGGCACGGAACGCCGCGTCCATCAGTTCATTAAAACGCTCCGGGCTTTTCAGTCCACCCGCCGTCTCGGTGAAGCGCAGCATATCCATCTGCTTCGCCGTGCTGGCCTCACGCTGATGCTCATCCAGCCCGCGGGATGCGAAGGTGATACGCGCCATCACCGGCGCCGCCAGTTTCGCTGCGCGCAACTGCTCATCCAGCGTTTTTGCACCCGATTCGCTGAATACCCCCTGCGCTTCCACCAGATATTTCAGCATATCTGTGGCCGAAGAGCCCCGGACCCGGGTAGTTTCAGCAAAACGCAGTGCTTCATCTGTCGCCGCCTGACCCATGCCGAACTGCCTGAACTTCTCGGTCATGGTCTGGTAGCGGGCTGCCTCATCAACAAAGCCCTTCAGCAGTCTGAAACCCAGATAGCCGGTGGCCAGATTGGTCATACCCTCTGAATATGTGGCTCCGCCCGGTAGCCGGCCATTACCGCCGCCGTGGCCAGAACCGCCACCACCCCATCCACCAGGGGGGACGCCATTATGCCAGCCATGCCACCAGCCACCCTGTCCTGAAGGCGGAAGCAGTGCGAGTCTCCGGCCATGGGTGCCATATCCACCGCTGCCACCTGCAGCGGCGGCCCCCGCTGCCAGAACGGGCAGTGTCATGGCTGCACCGTAACCACCCGCCAGCAGCGGGGCATTACGCGAGGCCCGGTTGATACGCTGTGTCTGGTCAGCAATCTCGCGGATGGCACCGGCATATTCACGCGCACCGCGGGACGCGCCAGAGAACTCATTATTGAGGGAGCGATTGAGTGCCCGAAGTGCGGATGTTGCTTCACGGGCCGCACGGGTCAGTGCTTTGATGTTCCTGGTGATGGTGACGAACTTCTTATTCAGTTCAATCGCATCACGGCTCACCTGCAGCAGGTTGCGCGTAATCTGGTCATCCAGCGCCAGCCGCACGGCTACGCGGTAAGCCTGAATATCCATGAGAACCTCGTTTTTCGGCCATAAAAAAACCCGCCTGAGCGGGTGAAATTGAAATCTGAAGACACACATAAAAAACCCACCATAAGGTGGGTTTTTTGTTACTTGTTAAAGATTTTCTTTAGTAAATTCAGGGTCTCTTCGTTTAAATCTCTTACTTTGCTTGATACTGTTTGTTTCATGAAAATCTCCATATCAGATGGGAAAACTGTCTAAAGTTTCGATAAACCGTTATTTTTCATTAGTTTGTAGTTCATCTTCCACTTCAATACTTAATGGCTCTTGGTTAGCTACATCTATGGTAGTTAGTTTAGCTAACTCTTCTGTGCTTGCAGTGCTTTCGCTGTCAGTTTCGGAAAAATGCTCTTCATTTTTAGGTTCAGGATATGATGCAAAATCAACGTTTTCATTGAGTTCTTCAGGAACGTCAAATCCCTTTTTAGTAGCTAATTGAGTCAATTTTTCATAAACATCAGAGTTTATCAAGGTAAAAATTGGCATGGTGTGAGTCAAAACAGCGTTCATCTCATGTTCACTAAGTAAATCTGCAAGCGCCATTATAGCATCACTATTTTCACTTAAAATAGCATAGCCAAAAGCTTCCCAAGTATTTTTGCTTTCTCCAGCTTTAAGAAGTTTTGATTCCACTAACTCGACTAACTCAGGAGTAAGTTTAATTTTCTTTAATTTGTAACAAAGCACTTTATTTAGGAATATAAAGCTTTTATTGCCTTCAGTTGAGGACTTTTTGTCCAACCATTCTAATAACTCTAGAGCTTTCTCATAATAACCATCTTCAATTAACTCTACCGATGAACTTATAAGCTCGCGTACTTCATTTTCAATCACTGGATGGTACGCATGAATCTGTGTTAATGCTTTATTGATATCTTCAATGCTGCTTAGTTTGGAACCGATTTTTACATATAAGGCCAAGACAGATAAAGAAGGTGTATTTACTAAGGCATTTTCAATATGATGTAGCGCTTCAGCATATTCTTCGTTATAAAATGCACCACGCGCCAAAAGTATGCTGGGCGTAGCAAAAATATGCAGTTGCTCACCATCTTTTGTAAAATTAGCATCTCGCACTAAATTTAGTAATGCATTAGTAACACCATCAGGAGGAAGATCTATAACGAGATTTTCTACCTTTTTACTAAGCTCTTTTAATGACGACAGTACCGCATCAACTCTTCTCACCTGACTCGCCAAAAGATTCATATCAGCTTTGATGATTTCACTGTCGTCATCTGTTTCATCCGGATCAGTATATTGCGGGAAATATTTATCAAGTTTTTTTGCAAGAGCTTTGTATGGGTTAGCAACTTCATCCTGAAGCTTGCAACCCAAAGCATTATGAAGCTCGGCCATAAAATCGTCAAAGCTACTAATTTCAATGAGATGGAATCTAGGAAACCTTGCTAGATTAGTTAACTCCTCTGAAAGGACTGTATCCTTTCGAACACACCAGTAAATTCCATGGGGAAAGGATGAGTCTGAATGCAGCAAAGTATTCAACGTATCCATTATTGACCTGTCATTACCCGCATAACCAATGACTATCATTCCAAACTCACTGGCATACTGACGGAACTTAGATCTCATATTGTCTTCTAAAGACTCAAGTTCCCGTATTGTGTTCTTAATGTTATCGAAGAGAAAGTCACCATGAACCTTTATTATTTTTGGACGATTGGAAGTCAATCGAATGCTTTTAATACTAGAATCATGAGCACACACCACCGGCCTTAGATTAGTTGAAAACGTATAGCACGCCTCATTAATAAGGTCATCAAAATTAGTGGTGAATATCGTATTAAAATGTTTTAACTTAAGGAGATTTACAAGATAAACATACCCCCAAGATGGTACACCTTGAACGATACAGTTCTCTATAAATTCACGCCTCTGTGTAGGTTGGTCGTAGAGCCTCTCGAAAAGCTCTGAATACTCGTTGTTTTTATCAAACCAAGGCTGCGCTTTGAGATGCTTTTCACCATACATTGAAACGAATACAGAACGCCACTCTTTGATAAGTTGACTCCCACCCTTAATACCACTTGTTACACTCGCACCAGCGCCTAAGAAAAGTGTAAAATTTGGATGGTGATCTTTTGTTGACAATAATATATTAATTAGATGCTGTTGAGGTTTAGTGTCCATACTCTATTACATGCTAAGGAAATTAGATGTTAACATTATCGGCAATAAATGTTAAAACTTCAATGGATTTTATGTTTTTATACATATTCATACTTAGCTTTCTGCCTGACTCCTAACGTCTCCAGAGCTCAAATAAAACCAATGTGTTAAAATTTACTTCTTCCGCATTACCCATCTTAATGTGTTTGTTCTGAGCGATGCTTGACGCTTTCATAAAGCATCAAAACTGCTTGATATCACCACGCCAATCGCCTCCATCAGCGGATCAATCTTCCTCACATATGCCGGTCCAATGAAAGGCCGCGGCGGTATGTGCTTAGTGCCAACCTCCTGCCAGAGCCCGATTTTACTCTTCGTTCCCACAATAGCCGCCAAGCCCACTACTTCACTTTGGATGGATTCTCTGAGCTCGCCAGAGCGCAGTAGCGGCTCATCTTCGCTGTAACTCTGGCGTATGCGGTCGGCTTTAGTCGATTCAGCCAGCGGTGCCCAGGCATCAAACGGCCCGTAAGCGGGCTGGTATACGCCAATTTCCTCTTTCGCCGTTTCCTCAATCTCTTTGACGATAACACGGAAGCTGGACTCCAGCCCGGTGGCGATTCTGGCTGAGGAAGACGACAATTCACGCGCAAACTGCTCAAGGTCCATTATTTATTATCCTCCCACCTTCGTGTGATCCAGTTGTAAGTGCCACCTTCAAGCTCGCCGATGACCACACCCATGGCGATGCGCTCATGGGGCATCAGCGCTGTCAGGCCCGGGAAAATCACGCTGAACGGAACCCCGGCTTTCATCAGCCAGCACTGGTTTATAAAGGCGGGGTTCTGCGCTAGTTTTTTGCGGCGGTCTCCGTAGCCTCATCTTCGTTGTCTTTGGACCTGGCACGAAGAAAGGCGCTCACCGCTTTAAGTCCACTTTTGCCCAAAATAGCGAGCATGCTTTCAATCTGCTTCGGGTTCTGCGGCACCGGGTATTCTTCGCCGTCTATGTCAGCCACGGCCGCTGCCGGAAAGGCGTACATGTTCATGTACATCACGTTGATGGCCATTTCAGGGCCGACAGCTACAGTCAGCCTGGATTCCTGCACCGGGTCGAGCTCACGCAGGGTGATGACGCGCCCGCTGGCATCCCGGACCTGGTCGGATTTGACCGCAGACTCTGCCACGGCGGGCGGCGTTTCATGCACTCTTACCTGCACCATGATTTGTTCCTCAGTTCACTTTTTTACGGCGGCTGGCTGTCCATGACAGGGTCTGGCTCACCGTTTTCTCGCCCTGCTTGTTACCGGCATCGGTGAGGTGAAACGACACGCCCTCGTAGCGGTACACGCTGATGGTGCCGTTTGCCTCGGTTATGGTTTCGGTAATGGTGCCGCGGGGCTGATCGATGCCGTTATAGTAGTTGTCTTCCCACCTCGCCCAGAAATCATCGAGCGTGGCATCCATACGTTCAGCCGTGATGGTGCCATTCCAGCCGACGGGGATCTGCAGTTCGTCGGTAATGCCGTTGAGCGGCGTGATTTTATGGGTCGAGACCTGCGGCTTAGAGTCAAAGCTCATGATTTTGGGAATGCGCAGTTTTCCCGTCGGCGTATTGATATCGACGGCAATATCACGCCCGACGGTATAGCCAAGGGTTGGCATGGTTTATCTCCGGAGTAATGAGGAGTGAGGCACAGTTCAGCGCGACAAACTGTCTGAGACGGAGATGGACACGCTGCCGCCCCCTTCCAGATTCACCAGGAAGTAGCGCACCACATTGAGGTATTTCACCTGCACATCGGCGGTCATGTAGCCCAGTGCCACGCGCGCATCCGGGTTATTAGCCGCATCGAGGCGCACCGCAAAGGCTGGTCCGCCATTCGGGTCGCCAATCATCTTCAGCGTTTCCAGGTTCGACAGGAAAGACTCAAGCGTGCTTTTGGTTTCCCGGCGCAGGTCCGTGGTCTGATTGTCACCCACCACACTGCCGAAGCTCGCCGCTATGGTCAGCGACAGGAAGTTGGTCATGCGGGTGTAAGTGTCATCGTTCTGGGTCGGATTCGATGAGGTATTACGCCCCGAGCGCATGCCGAAGTAACTGCCGCCCGGACAGGGACTGGTGATGACGTCAAGGCGGGCTGAGTTTATGGCTCCGATTTCCGGCACGGAGTAAGGACGCCCCGCCAGTTGCCGCTCGGTGGCAATGATGCCGGGGATACGTTTGTTGAGCGTGGAAACATGGGGTGCCCGGGCGGCAATATTCGCTGCCTCAAAGGTCGCGGGCGCAATCATGCGGTTTGTGCCGTTTGCGGTGTCCTTCCAGTAAGGCCAGTCACCCACAATCAGCTTGAGATGCCAGTCGTCCACGCCAGAGCTGTTGAGTGCTTCTGACACCGCCTTGCATCCTGCGGAGGCCGGGCCCTGGGCGATGGCATAGGAACCTTCGGAGCGCGCAAACGCTGCCATGGCGGGCCAGCACGCTTTATCGGTCACATCGGTAAGGTTGATGACCTGTGAATTCGTGCCACGCAGGGCATACATGCCCTTACGGGGAGCGTCGGTGCCATCCGTCCCCAGGAGCGTGGCATCCGTGATACCGGTCGCGCCGTCAGTGCCACCACTGAGAGTAACCTCTTTAACCGCGGCCTGTGCGGGCGCTTCATTTTCAGTGACTTTCGCACGTACCAGCTGGCTGGGACCGCGGATATTCATCTGGCCGTGATTTACGGCCTCTGCCATCGCTTTCCACAGCGCATCCCCTTCACCCTGCAGGTTATCAAAGACTTCGGCACTCACGCCCGGCAGACTGAGGGTCAGTTTTTTCGAATTCACGGCGGTACCGCTGCCGATACCTGCAATTATCTGGTTTCCCCGCGTCCCGCTGTAGAGTGCGGTCAGCAGCAGGCCTGACTTACTGCCATTTTCACAGAGCCGGCCACTGGCGGCTTTATCCTGACCGTTTGTCACACGTACACAGTTCAGGTTCGCCGCACCGAGCTGAAGTGAAATGGCAGCCGCTGTCGCCAGGTCATACTTACGGTTTTCAGGCGTGCCCAGAAAGAATGCCATGTCGTTATCTGACGTGATACGAAAGGCGCTGTTTACCGGCGCCCAGCCTGCCACACCCACCAGCCCCAGCCCGTCGGTGGGTACACCGTTAATGTAACGGGCCCGGGGCGGGACAACCTGGACATAAAGGTCAGGTGCCGTGAGTGCAGACGTGTTGAGGTCGCCGGTTGAATAAATCGGCATGAGAGAGACTCCGGATGAGTGAGCTGATGCTGGAAAAAAAAAGGGTTATCGCGTGGTCTGGTGCCCGTTCAGGGTGACCTCAAACTGTGTCACCTCAGGTGCGGTGATGGTCCGGGTGGTGGCGTAATTCACGCTGAAAATCAGGTCGCGCCGGTAGACATGCCAGTTCTCTGACCTGTCGGAATCAAACTGCCGGGTATAAAGGAGCTGCGCGGGCGCGCCGTCGCTGAGGTCGATGTGACACTGTTCAGAGAGCGCCGTATCAATGGCACTGCCGATGCGGTCTCTTAGGCCAGGCGTGGGTGCCCAGACAGTAACCTGGAAATCTTTTATCTGCCTGCGTAGCTCCCTGACGGCAGTACCCGCGGTCGAGACGGAAAGACTGATGTGTCTCACCAGCATAATGCAGAGACTGCTGCTTATAGTGAATGACCGGGGCAGTCTGACAGAGAGAATATAAAGTGCCTTTTCGGCTGTAGTGCCTGCCTGGAAGTGGAAGGTGTATGTTTTCCCGTTAAGGGTTATCTGCACGTTAGTCAGTGCCGACGCCACACCGGCAACACTTATCGCGGTGCCGTTCACTGTGAACTGCAGCGAGGGTTTGCCCTTCGCCATCACACGGAACGGCCTTCCAAGCGCCGTGCTGATTTTACGCTCAGCCGGCAGCGGCCAGATGGAGACATGTACGCCACCGCTGTTGATATCCTGCTGAAGTGTGCCCGGCACCGGCCAGCCCGGATAGATTTTCACTGCGGCGTTAATGATGCACGGAAGCCCGCTGCCAGCGGGGTAGACTGCATCTGAAACACGCCCTGCCAGGTAACGGGCAACATCATCGGTACTTGCCATGTTACACCGTCACCCGAAGCGCTGTCAGGCGCCAGCCCATGTCTGTGAGTTCCGTGCCACTGACGACATAACGCTGCCCGGCTTCATCCGTCACAAAATCTCCGGCATGAAAAGACAGGCCTCTGAATGCAGGCATGAGAATATTGTGCCAGGCACCGCGCGTCTCACCCGGCAACTTAAGCGGGCTGTGCTCACCGCCACGGCTGAGCAGAATACTGGCAGGCCAGCCGGACATAATGAGTTTTTCATTCGCTGCAGTGGTGCCCCCGTAATCCTGCAGTCCGGCGTCACTGCCCGCCGGGGTGGTACGCCGGACGCTGACAAGCCGCTCAGCCCTGACACACAGAATGGGCTGTAATAGCGGCATGGCGGCCACATAAAAGGTCCCCTCCGCAGATACCAGAATATCGCCCACTTTAAACCCTGCCGCATCAAAGATGCCAATACGTATGGCATGTCCAAACCGGGCTGCACGCATGTACCCGTAATCGGTGGTGAATGAGGCCGACAGCTGTCGCAGCGGTTGAGCATCCAGCGGACTGAACGGTGATGCTGCCCGGTAATGACGGGCCGTACTGCCCAGGCGTTTCGCGGCCTTCCCATTCCCCTGGTTCACCTTCGCCGCCAGCTGATGTGCGTCCATATCAGCACCGTGTCACAGTTGATACGCCATTGCCCAACGACGGGCCCGGCGGGATACCGAGCAGTCCGCAGAGCTGACGCCGCCACTGATTGTAGAGCCGCGTGCGGTCTGACACTTCTGACCGGTTGCGCTGCCAGACAGCCGCTTTATCCGTATCAAGATTTTCAGCAGCGCCGGCAATTCCGCTCTCCAGCCCTGCCAACGTAATGAGGTAGTGCGCCACAATCTGTTCCTCCTCATCCCGCAGCGTGTTCAGTCGATGCGCCAGCGTCTGATAGCGTCCGGAGGTGACCTGTGCGTAAGCCACATCTGAGCGATCGTCCGGAGTGGTATCACCCAGCATTGGATAACCCATGTACCGGCGTGCATCAGCCTGCTGTTGTGGATTCAGCATGAGATATCTCATTAAGTGAATTGCCATTGAAGACGTCAGCTAAGAACTAGCTTAAGAGCAGTGCGGTGTGTTCTGGTTTGATGTTCTGACAGCCCCATGCTGCGGCGATTTCGTAGCGTACACGACGGTACTGTCTGTACATGGAGACTTCGAATGACATGTTGGTTCGTGGGTCGGTAATCATGATGCGGTCATCGGCCATATCCCCCTCTTCAGGCAGCGCGGGCGCACGGGTAGCGAGGATGATCGCAGAACGGCTGAAAGCAAAGTTGGCCGTGAACTTACCGACGACTTTCAGCTCGGTCCCTTTCAGTATCTCTTCACGTACGCCAGGCGCAAAAATATGCACCCCCTTTTCTGAGTCCACCTTAGCAATGAGATATTTATGATTGCCGGCGACAAGAACATCACCCGGGGAAGCCTGTTGGGATGTGATCGCTAAGGGGATAAATGTGGAACCGACAGCAATTTTTTCATCCCCGGCCAGTTTAGAGGCTGCACCTGCCTGGCCATTCAGTGAAGCCACCCCCGCCGACTCACGAAGGGTAAAGCCATGCAGTTCGAGCAGTGTGCCCTGCGCACGCAGCGATGTGGTGCCCGCTTCGTTGGCTTTGGTCAGCTGCGCCATGGTGCGCAGTGCTGCACCTGCAGTCGTGTCGATTACACATTGCAGGTCACTGAGCGGTGCACCGTTGTCCGTCAGGATCTTACGCACCTGCGCCGTATCGGTAAGCGTGTCTTTGAAAGGCGTTTTACCCGCCTCACCCGCCGCACGTGAGGCGCGACGGAAGAGCTGTCCCAGGTCGACTTCGATTTCATTAACCAGCGTACGCATCGCCTGAGTGACCTGGTCGCGGCGAATACCGTGGTAGCCTGGTCCCGATTTGATGCCTTTCTGTTGCTCCCCTTCCCAGCGGAACGGCACCATGCGGGATTTGGTGATTGTCAGCGGCACGTTATCAATAATCTGATCACCGTCATCCGGCGGCAGCTGACCGGGCTTAACATCTTCAGCGTCTGAAGCCGGCGTCACAGGGATACGAATCGGCTGATTCAGCGCTGCACGCTCTGCCGTGGCGTCCAGTGTAACAGAGGGAATGAAACCGCAGAGTTCGCGCGAGACGATATCCAGCGACTGGTACAGGTCGGGAATGAGTTGAGTCAGGGTATTAGACATGCAGGGTTATCCAGTTAATCGGTAATCTGTACACCCGCACAGGCGCGTTCGCTCTGCTCGTGAGGGCTGAGTGATTCGAACTGTGCACGGGTAAGTGTGTCTGAGCTGCTGTTGCCATTTCCGCCGGATGAGCCACCGCCTGATGCGCCGGTGCCCTTGAGGATCTGGTCTTTATACGGGTAGTGCTCAACGAGAATGCTCAGCGCTTCATCAAACCCCGCCGCTTCACCGGGTCTGGCCGCACTGAAGATTTTGTTTCCGTCGCGATCAAACGCCGTGACGGCGTCACCGACTACCTGAAAGTTGCTGCCGAACCGGGCTTCCACCAGGTCAGCCGGAATACTCATTTTCTCGGCAATGAATTTTGAACGGGCGAAACTGCCGCCAATTTTCTCCGCCGTAAGCTTCAGGCTCAGGTCGTCGCGCTCTTTTACGATGGGCGCATACTTCTCTTCCAGTGCACGGACGGCTTCAGTGCGGACCTTCTCGACTTCACCGGCATCCACCAGCGTTTTGTCTTCCAGGTTCTTCACGGTGTCCAGTGCTGCCAGCGCCGCTGACGGATCATCAATCCCTTCAAAGGTCTTAAGCAGCGTTTCTGCACTTTCCGCACGTTCACGGTGCGACTTTGCTTCACCGTTAAGACGCGAGATGGTCTGCAGGGTGCCGGGGGCATCAAACGCCAGCTCTTTGCCGTCATCCTGTACGTACACGGGTTTGCCATCGTTTACGACCACATGGCCGTTCTCATCGAGTTTCAGTTTCATCAGGGTCATCCAACCTTATAAGAGCCATCCGGCCCGTGACGCCGCGCTGCATCCGCAGCGGCCGGCAATAAAAAAGGCCCCTGCATCTGCACGAGCCCGGAGAGCGTTAAACCGGCGGTGTGGTGATCGGCTTAACTGGCAAAGGTGGTGGCATGGCGCGTATCCGCGCCTGCTCTTCCGACCAGCGGAGCTCGCTGTTGATGAGGCCGCGGCGCTGTATCTCGTTGAACAGCGTTTCGTCGGACAGTGCCCGCGTTTTATACATGTCCACCAGGAAGTCAGCCGAGGCTTCAGCCAGCGTGGTAGCACCAAAGTCACTGAAGATAGTGACGTGTCCGCCTTCGGACTCACCAATCCACTCCGCCAGATACTGCAGCGCCAGCCGGGCCGCATCGGTGAGGTCACATACCATGCGCTGCAGGGCGCTGGTGCTCGCTTCGTTATCGGTCAGCGTCTGCACCACGGTACGATGGCCGGGTTTTACCACCAGCAACTCGGCTCCTATCTGACGCATTTTCTCTTCAAGGTCGATGATGTCTGTGCGCCCGGCCTCGATGGCCCTGCCGCTGTGCTCCACATAACGCAGGTCTGCTTCATCCTCTTCTGACAGGATGGCCGATGCCGCCCCCACCGAAATCGGGCCGTCGCCAAGTTTTTTGCCGAACAGCACCGGTACGCGGGCGACATGCAGGATGGTCTGCTGGTCACTGCGGGACTGCCAGTGTTCGACGTTGATCCAGGCCAGTTCAGCCAGCGGCGGCCGGCCGTTCATAAAGCCGCGTTTGTCGCCATAGACCGGAACAAAGGTTATTTTCTTCAGGCTGGTAGTGCCTTCGTCATGCAGCTGCCACTCCAGCACCCCGCTCGTTTCATTCAGCTTTTCGCGATAAATCCGCCAGCGGCCGGGATTCAGCACCCTGACCTGCTCAATATTTTTCACGACAAATTCATTCTGCGGGTCGCGCTCACTGACCGTCTCGACGAAGCGCAGCAGCGTAAACGTCTCCTGTCCGTCGACCCGCTCTGAGTCGTAATCGAGGAGGCTGGTGGCATTCACCCTGGCGAAATAAGGCCGCAATCCGCGCTGGCGCTCTTCAGCCAGAGAGAGCTGTTTATCCGCAGGTGGGTGCTCGACAAGGATGCCGCAGAGCCCGTAGGCCATCGCTTCCTCAAAAGTGTCAGCCAGAAAGGAGTGCAGGTTAGTGCCCTGCAGGTCCACATCCCCGAACATTTCACGTATGCGTACGGGCACCGCTTCTTCATTCCAGGTGACCGGGCGGGAAAAGGGTTTGCCACTCAGCACCTCGACCGTACGCGAAAACGCCGGAAACAGCGTCGCCACCGACAGCCGGTTCTGGTAAAACGCCTCTTCTTCACTGGGCCATTTAGGCAGATACGTTTTGCCCGCAGCACGCATGGCGGCAGTGCCGCCCAGCAGCGTGCTGATCATCGGCCAGCATCCGGCCATCGATTCGATTTTGGGCGACCGCTTCCGGACGTCGTTGCTCATAATGATGTTCTGTCAGGCAGAGAATGGACGGACTGTTGTGCCCTTCGGCTGGAACAGTTCTGTGATGGCCCAGACCAGCGCATCCAGGCGGTCCGGTGATTTCTTCGCGGTAGCGGGCACGTATTCCAGCAGCTGATTTTCGAGCTGGTAGAGGTTGCCGCGGTGCGCCACCCGCCCCTGCTCATACAGCGCAGAAATGGGCTCAGCCCGGGCAAACTTACCCTTACTGGCATGGACACGGACGATGCGCCCGCGGAAGCCTGCATTGCGCAACGTATCTTCAGCCATGTCGCCGCCCTGGTTAGTTTCAATGACGATGGCTTCAGCGTGGTGCTCTTCATAAGCCCGGACTGCCCGCTTCGCCCAGCCGTTCGGCGAGTATTTCCCGGAGTAATCCGCGTCAGCCGAGAACAGCCGGTCATTACCGCGCCCGTAACTGCTTGCTACCACAATCCCGGTTTCATCACTGTCTTCGCTGTTGGTCGCCTGCGGGTCAATGGCAACGACCGTCCGGGACGGCAGCAGGGTGATATCCAGCACACGCGCACCGGACACCATCGCTTCGGTCCAGAGCGCGCCGTCGGCATTAAACCGGCGAGGCCGCTGCATATACTGTGCTTCGGCTGTGCGCCGGTGTGAAAACAGTGAGGTGCGATGCGATTCGTTATGCTTGTAGGGCCATAGCCAGCCGTCAGGCAGACCATGTTCAATGGGTATTGCGTGTAAGTTTTCCGGGTACACCAGCGAATACTGTTCGCTGTTATCAATCAGCACCGGCAGGTTCAGATGATGCCACTGTTCGCCACTCCCACCGCGCAGCAGATAGCCACTCAGGTCGTGGTAGTGAATGCGCTGCATGATGACCACAATGGGCGTGGTCTCAATGGCCAGACGGGAACGGATGGTTTCGTTGAAGCGGGTGTTAACCCCGACGCGTATGGTTTCGCTGTAAGCGTCGTCTGGCTTTACCGGGTCATCAAGAATCAGACAGCCCTGCCAGCCCGACTCCATATGCCCGGCACGAAAGCCGGTGACCTGTCCGGCAGCCGATGAGGCATACACCCCGCCGCCGTATTCTGTCCACCACATGGCTTTACTGTCGGCATCGTCGCGCAGCGCCATCGGCCACATAGACTGAAAGGCAGCAGACTTCACGATGCTCCGCGTAGTTGATGAGTTCAGTAATGCCAGGTTGTGGGAATAGGACAGATGCATGAAGCGTGCCCGGCGGTTCAGCGCCAGCCCCCTGCCCATCATGTTAATGGTGGCCAGTTCCGTCTTGGTGTAGCCCGGGGGCACATTGATGATGAGTCGCCGGATGTCGCCATCAATCACCCGGTCCAGCGTCCGCTGTATCACCTGATGATGAGGCGCGACAATCATTCTGCTGCCGCTGCGCTGCTTAAAGAAGTAACGGGTAAAGTAGAGTCCGTCCTCTTCACATTCTATACGGCGTGCAGCGGTCTTAAAATCAGCAGTCGTCATCCTCCAGCATTTCCCGGCGCGCCTGCCGGTATTCCTCGCGTGAAAGCAGCGCAACCTCAAGCGGGCCGCCGTCTTTGCCTGTCAGTGATGTCGTAGCCTGTTCGCGGAATGCCTGCACGGAAATGTGTTTGCCGAGCAGTTCCAGATTCCTGACTTTGTCCGGCCACTTAATCTTTTTCAGGATACCGACCATCTCGCGCTCTTCGCCCCGGCCTTCAAACATCTCAGCCAGATCGAATCCGCTCAGGTATCGGCGCCATGAGGCTGGCCATTGCGATACAGGTTTGATGCGCATGTCATCTGTCATGATGTCGAGCACGTCCATCTGGTCAATCTCGATCAGGCGGTTAAGAACATAAGCAGCATCAATGTTTATTTGTTCGTTACGCTGTAATTTGAGATCTGAAATACGGTTCTGAATACTAATCTTTGATAAGTTCTGAGCACCCTGCACGTTCGCGGCCTTTGCACTATACCCCGCCCGGATAGCAGCCTGCGTGGCGTTTAAATCGATGAGGTACTCGCGACAGAACATTTCTTGTTTGTCAGTGAGTGCCATAGTTTCAGCTTATAAGTGAGTTTTTATGAAAATGATGATTAAGGAATTAGATAGTCACTCTCTCTATTTCAATTTTGACACTACTAAAGACAGCAAACTCAGAAGGGTTAGCTTTAGAGCCTGTATATTGGACGATGAAAAAATTGTTCAGACTAAAACCGCCCATTTCAGCACATCAACATTGGAAGATGCTCGGAATAAGCTAGAGGAATTCTTTGAGTTTGAGAATGAAGCTACGCGCAATGAGGTGATGAAGCCATTAATTGACCACTTTTCGGCTAAGCTTTAATTCTTACCATCCAGTTAAGGGATTCTAACCGTTGTGTGGCCTTACGCGACACAGCCCTAATATGAAGATTCCAGCACATACTCCATCTTAAGCACATCATCCGGCGCGAGGTATACCCAAGCGCCATCCACCCGAGCAACGCTAATGAAGCCATTAACCATCTCAGCCTGTAATAGGTTTATCAGGCCATCATACATTTCACCCTATTTGGTGGCCACTGTGATACGGTAATCTTCGACCCTAATTTATCTAGGCAACAAAAACGCCCGGGGCAGTTAGGCTCTTTTAATGATGTCTAATACTTCCGGGGCTGGTTTTATAAATTGCTTATCCATGGTTCCCAAATTGACTACCATCCGTAACTTATCTATTTTGCCATGATTTTCGAGTATAAAATTTTTAACATCATGAGCCCATAGTATGTGCTCGTCATTTTCAATAAAGAAAAAAGCCGACTCACCATGCTCCAACTTCTTAGGTAACTTATGGCTGCCCGGAGCAAAATCATGCATAAAAGTGCTTTTACCAGCAAAATGCCATACCAAGCCTGTAATATTTATTGGCAATTGCCCTATATTTGCTACGGAAATACCAATTCCATTTTGCCAGGACATTTTCTTCATAGCTGAAATTATTATTTCACCCCTAATTCGTGGTTTTGGTCGCGTCTTGGCAAGATATAACGAAGTAACGACTGCTGCCACTGTGGCAAATCCTGACAAAAAAGATCCAATCATCGCCCAAAATGCCCACTCAGCTGAATTCTTGGCTGCCATTAATGCTTGAATCGCAATCTCGTTATCTGTCATACCCCCTCCCTATGAGAATGACAGTTTACCTCAAACACTGCTCTCTGATGTTATGTTGCAGGCCCGCTATTTGCTTTCCGACGATTTCGGTTCGCTCTCTAAGGGTGAAATAATCCCGCTGAGCGGCGTTAGTAAGTCGGGCGCTGGCTGCATCATCCGAACTGGCATTGCCGGTGCCGCATTGCGTCGCACAGGTGACGTGGAGCTACAGCCGAAGCCAGTCTTGAAAAATCACTTTTTGCTAAATTCAACACTATCTGTCGTGCAGTCCAGCATGCCAAAGTATTCCCCGATAGCTGACTGGCCGTTACGCTGAGTAAAAGGCACTAACCAGATATCGCTCCCGAATGTCATCTGCCCATAATCGATAAGGATCCCATTCTTTTGAGCTGCGTCCTGAGCGTCAGAGAAACTTTTCCATTCAGTCTGATCTCCGGTCTTAGCTCGAATAACCTTAGTCATGATGGTCTGATTATCATAATGCCGGCAGGCTTCAGCCTGGGCGGCATCAACTTTCGAAGGCCTGAATGATAATATGAGAAGTATCATTACAGCTAATGCGAGCACTGCAAGAGCTGTAATGGCGATGACTAAAATTTTGACGAACCTTCTCATATTATCCTCATCCTGAGCTATTTAGATGAGAATCATACCTGATGCTCCATGTAATGATCACGCTGCCTTGCACGACAGGTGCACTGCATTGCTCACAGATACTTAATCGCCAGTGCTTTCACATCGTCCTTTGCGGCTTCGCCCAGCAGAGCAACCCCACTTTCAACAAACGCCAGCGCAGCTTCAAAATCATGAACGCCCACTTTGACTTCAGCTGATTGGGGCATCTGCGCTGCTTCGGCAGAGAATCCGGACTGTTCAACAACTTCGTCATTCATTGATTCTGACATTTCATTACTCCCTTCTTCAGGATGAATAAACTGGCCTTTTAGCCAGCTGAGGATGTTCATTTCTGCCGTTCCCGTTCGATTTGCCGGATCGCGGCCTTGTCGTGGTTGCACTGCTCCAGAGCGTTAAGCAGACGCTCATTCAGCTCCAGGCTGTCTCCCCAGGTCAACGGGTCAGGAATCAAAGGCACAGCGCAGTCAGCCAGCAGACTCACCGGTATCGGTACTGGCGGAACTGGTACGTACTTTGTCCCGGTGCGCACGCAGCTGGTCAGCAGCAGGACGAGGCACAGGTTCAGTGGCACAGCTGTTACCCCTGACCAGCTTTTGTATAACCACCACCCTGCGCTCACTCTCTTCATCGCCTGCCTGATTTGCATCCTGAGTTGCCCGGGCAATGTCGCTGAAGAGGGCTGTTGCCCTGAGGACATTAGTCGCGAGCATCTCTGCTGAAGCTTTTTGCTGCGCCAGCTGCCTGTTCTGCTGAGTGATCACGACCTTCGATAAGGACTGAAGCTTCAGGGCGACGCTTAGCGCGATGACCAGCAGTAGCAGGCCTGTGATGGTAACGGCACCCCACTTAACGCGGCTTAAGGTCATCGCTGCTCTCCGACAGGCAAAGTGCACGTTCAGTTTCGCGGCGTTTCATCAGCCCTCTCCACCTCCTGCCACCGGCAAACACCCAGCGGCGCAGTTCATTGCAGGCACCTGTCGTATCGCCTGCGTTGAGTTTTCTCAGAAGGGAAGATCGGGAAAAAGCGTCAGTACCGGTGTTATAGGTAAAGCTGTAGAGTGCAGCGCGCTGGTAATCGCTGAGGGGGACAGTGACCAGACTGTCAACAGCTGCCTGAACGGGTTTCAGGTCTTCACGCAGCAGGCTGTCGCACTCACTGTTGGAATAGGTTTTGTTACTGACAATATCGGGGCCGGTGTGACCATCACAGACGGTGAGCACACCAGCGACATCCCGATAGGGAACATAACGACGCCCTTCCAGACCATCCGGACCGCCGAGCAGCGTAATTGCCAGAGTCAGGGCACCCGCACCGGCTGCAGCCAGAAGTCTGTTACGCAGCGCGGACGATATCACCATTTTCAGCGAGGCTCTTCAGGGCAGGTGCAGCGCAGCGCCCTGATTTCTGCCAGTGTCGCCTTGCGCCGGTAATACCAGTTAATGATGCAGGTGATGGTCGCAAGGCTGATGCCGGCAAGAACGCCGACGGCGCTCCACTCTTCCGGACTGAAAAAGGTCAGGACGCCATGGACAACTTCGCCTGCGGATACGCTGTAAGCGACCCCGGTTGTGAGTTTGCTCATCAGGATTTGCCGCGCAGAATAGGATAAAGGTAGCCGGAGCCGGTGGATGAGCAGGATACAGTGACGGCATCCGGTCATAAAAAAAGCCCTGACAAAAATGCCAGGGCTGAATAGAAATCTCTCGAGGGTCATTTACCCATCGTTGGAGCCAATCTAACACAAAAAATGGAAAAGTAAATAGCGAGCTATAACATCGCTACATGAATTATCGCTCGCTATTTAGTAATGCGCGATAACATCTTCTCGGCCCAGGCTTCTTCCCGATGCAGCTCGGCGACCAGAAACTCCAGCAGCTGCTTCACGCTTTTGTTCCACGTATCCAGCGTAACAGCCTGCGTGACCTGACACACCGTCCTGAACACAACAGCGGAAGGGATACGTTCAAAGCCGCGCCCGGAACACCGCTTACAGGGCTGATAAACCGGCACACCCTGAAATCGTGTCATCACACGGTTAACGGATTCCCCTCGCCCTTTGCAGTCCTTGCAGGCAGCCCGCACGACACCTTTTCCGTTACATTTGCTGCAGCACTTTCCGTTGCACAGGCCTGTGCCGTCACAGGCATGGCATGGCGATTCGGTATCCGGGCTTCGCGCATAATCGAGAAAGGCATAGCCCGCAATGATCGTGATGACGGCCATGCGCTCTTCTTCGGACAGTTTTGTGAGCGCAGGATAACGTGAGGATGCCTGCAGGCCTGTCATCGCCAGCAACCGTATGGCGCGCGCTCTGTCCTGACCGGAGACATTCATTTTTCCAAAAAAGGCAGAGTACCCGAGCGGAGCACGTTTCTGTGTCATGCCCAGCGCAGCCATTACATCGCTGCCGGACATGGCATCAGGTGACAGGGATGACTGACAGACGATTGGGGTAACGGAACGCGGGGAATGGTACTTAACAACACTTTCAAGTTTCATGGTAAAGACCCTGTGCCGGTAAGAATGTCACCGGCACTATGAGTCGTGTCAGATTCATTTTTCTGAATGCCTGCAGGCACGTTCTGACGAATGAAAAATGAATTTCTGCACAAATTTTTCTCTGG